CTTGCCAAAACCTGTGTCAACAGTTGCAACTTCACCCGCTGCAGCTACCTCTGTTTTTGTAAGACCATCTATCATTTCTGACCAAGACTTACGAGCGTTAGTAGACATGTACTCAAAAGCGTTAACTACTGCTGTCTTAAATGCAGAGATCTTACCTTCTATATATAGCATTGCCTGTAGTGTTCTTGGACCAGCAACAGACTTTGCGTGTTCCCACCAAATATCAGGCCAGTAAGAGTTATAAACAATTAAGCTGGCAAGTGTATAGAATATGTTCTTTACAAAGTTGCCAAAGGCTTCTATTTTAGACTTAATACCGTCTATATTCCCCATCCAATCAGGAAGGTTCAATTCAGGTATAACATCAATTGCAACTTTCAGCTTCTCTTTAGTATAAGTCTCTACTGTCTCATACATTGAGCTTATAGCACTTCTTATTGAATCTGCAGCTGCGTCTGGATCAAAGCCAAATGTAAAGGCGTCTGAAACTATTTCTGAAACGTCTTTCACCCAAATACGAAGGTTTGATTTAAAGAGTTCGAGTCTAAGTTGCAAGTTCAGAATAACTCTAGACCAGTTGTTTCCTACTGCTTCAAAGGCGGTGGCTAGTCCTCCAAGAACAATTTTAATCTGAGAACTGATACCGAGGGTTTTATCCATCTCTGATATCATAAATACCCAGCCGTTTTTGACCTTTGTTTGGAACTGATCAACGGTAAACTCTAGTAATCCATATTCGTAGTCAATAGCATCTTTAGATTTTTTAACCGATTGATAAACAATATCTGTTGTTAGCTGGCCATCTTTAGCCATTGCTCTAAGTTCGCCAAAACCAATACCCATTCCATCAGCAATAATTTTTGCAATTCTGGGAGTACCTTCAAGTACAGAGTTAAGTTCTTCACCTCTAAGTGTGCCAGAAGCAAGACCCTGCCCTAACTGAATAATAGATTGTTTAGCGGTTTCGCTAGAAGCACCAGAAATGAGAGCTGCCTTCTGGATAGTTTCAGTAACCGATAGGATGCCTTCTGCTGTAACTTCCCCTGCGTCCATCTTGTCTTTAAGAGCAATACCAAAACGGCTAAAGGTTTCTATGGAGTTCTCAACACCAACACCAACAGCGGTTGAAGACTTCCGCAGCTTATTAAACATTTGGTCAGTAGCTTTACCTGCACCAACAACCAGAACCAAACGGTTCTTCATATTGATTACAGCGTCAGAAGCATTTGTGAAAGTCTTTTGGAAAGCATTACCAGCAAAAGCTGCTGTTGCTGCAATAGCGATATTCCTAAAAGCTTTAGATACCTTATTCCCTGCTTCTTCTATGCCCTTAACAGAGCGTTGTAACTTCTGCAAGTCTGTTCTTGCTTGGGTAGAGTTACTTGTTACCTTAATTTGTACACCCTTCATAGTGTCCTCCTAATAAAAATGCCCTTAATGAACTACTACATACTGAGCAGGCCATCGAGGGCATATATACTTCTAAAGTTCGGGCGTTAACAAACCAATAGTCATAAGCACTTGTTCTATGAAGTACTTTGGTGCTTGTTTACTGTGTCCATCATTCAAGGCTTCGATGTGATCAACCTCGTTTATAATAAAACCTTCTGTTTGAATCCCCCCGATACGGGGAGACTCTACTATTTTCTTTTTCCAGCCACTACGGGCCTCCCCTGTATCAACGGGAGTAACCTGTGCTAACTGTTGAGTTGCATAAGTCATTCTAGCAAAGACATCAAGATCAACATATTGTTCTATCTCTTTCTCAATTCTTTTTATTTCTTGTTTGAAGTTTACAACTTCCAAATTAAACTTAACTTTCGCCATTGTCTTTAATCCAAGGTGGTTTCCAGTCTTCGATATCTCCCCCTTTAGCCTTCAGCATCATATTGAGGAACTTACCTTTAGGCAAGGATTTAACCTCTGTTGGTATGTTCTCTTCTACGGCTCTTAGGGTAGGAAACAACTTCTCTGGTTTTTCTTTGACTCCTTGAGCCGCTAATAACATATAAGTTCTTTGGTCTTCTCTCCAACCTACGGGACGAGCCTTAAAGAAGCTTGCCCACTTCAAGAATTCTTCGTAGGGCATTTCTTCCTTAAGTTTATAGACAGGCATACCAATATTGAATGCTATCTCATAGATAACCTCGTCCCAGCTAGTTAGTTTCCCTTTGAAGCACCGTCCCCAAGACCTGACAGGGATAGTACTTTTTCTGATAGGGCATTTAACTCCCCAAGTGGGAAGGTATCAAAATCCTCATCGGACAATTCTTCAGCGCCGACTACTGCCATACGTAGTACAGATTTTAGCATAGTCAACATGCTCTTCTCCGACCCTTCCTTCTGGTTTTCTTCTACCAGTTTTTGAACTTCAAGGACTTGAGTAACAGTGAGCTTCTTAACTTCTACTTTGTCTCCCATAAAGGCGACTTTTTGTTTAATTTCTTTTCCAACTAAATGTTTCATAGCTTATCTTTCTCTGTAAATAATTCTGAATTGTTTGCTTGAAAATCATCAAGCATTTTTCTTGTCGTATGTAAAATTGAAAGGGTTTCCATAATCTCAGAACCCATCTCTGAGTCTTTGTCAAAATCTTGGAATCTCTCAAATGATTTCCGAATACTAATATCGACACTTCGGCGCATATGACGGAATGTCGTACGCATAACGAAGCTCTTACTAAAGGGTTTATCCATAATATATCTTTCTCTCTGGGATAGTATGAGGGTCCCTTTCGAGACCCCCAAAAACTTATTAAGAACCTGCTACTGTGTAGGGTCCAACAAAGTCTGTTTGTGAAGAAAGCGTAACTTGTGCTGTTGTAGCATCTGTTAAACTTGGGTTAACAAGAATAGCTTCTACTTTTCCTTCAAAGAAGAAACAAGTGTTAGCTTGCTCAATAGTAGCGCTTGCGCCTTCGTCTTGTGTAACTGCTGTGTTAGACATCATAAAGCGGAAGGTCGCTGGTTTGCCTTCTAGTTTGTGAATTTCAAGTGCATCTTCTGCGTTGTAGTTGATTGTGAGTTCCATTGAAGGTGCATCAGACTGGCCTTGTACCTGCGAGGTTACTGGCTGTCCGTACACAGGAACGTTAACAACGTTTGGAGGTGTACCAATTGATGGGAATTCACGAACAGAGGGCATACGGTAGTGTGTTGCCACACCTTCTGTATCGCCGTCTTCTGTGGTTGCACCGCTAGAACCAACAAAGAGAGCCGCGTATTGTTCGGCGAGAATTGTCTCTTTTAATGGTTTTATCGTGTGAATGTCGAGGTATGAGTAAATACCCGCATGTAGATCTGAAATGTGAGCCATTTGTATCTATTCCTTATAATATGTAAATGGTATCGTGTATCGTGCGCTGTAAAGTGAGCGATTCTGAGAGTCCAACCCTGTCATAAAGACAAAAGAAGGCCCAAGCCCAAGGCCACCGACAGGTGAGGTGTATTGTAGTAAGTCATCAAGCAGATCTGCTATTTCAGAGACTCTACGTTGACCTTCACCTGCCTTGACAAAAATAGCTATTATAATATTACCTGTTAGAGATTTAGAATCACCTATACCACCAAAAGCGATAGTCTCACTTGTAGTGGGTAAGATGTTTAATCTGCAAAACTCATTCTGATTATCAATCACCCCTTGGTAGTTATCTGGATAAGTTGGTATTCCAAAAATTGTCCAGACGGGGTCAGTAAAAGACTTCTCAATAGAAGTGATTAGTGTATTATACATTTATTTCTCCTTTGCAAGAGAAAGGTTAATAGAAAAGTCATCATCCTCTATCTTCGTAATGTTATACACAACACCCTCAACAGTAAGAGTATCATAGGCATCAACGTTAAACCCAGACTTCATCATGCCATCTACGGAAAACCCCGCCCCAGAGGGCAAGGTCTTTGTAAACAGAATAACTTCAACTTCTAAGGTTTGTTCTGTGCCTTTGGTCTCTCCTGTTAAGAAATCGTAACTTGAGACTGACCTGTCAGAAAGAGTGCCTATTTTAACTAAGTCTCCAGCTTTAAAGAAGGCAGTATTAACTGCGTTCTTGAGTGTAGCTGTCATAGACATCAGTTAGCCCTCCACCAAATAGAACCTACCGCACCAGAGTTGCCTCTGATAAGCGGTTTTAGTTTATTCTTGACGAGAGTTGACTGCATAGGGATAACGTCTACGTCCCCATTGGAGTCGGATAGGCTAATTTGACCAACAGTGATAGACTCAAAGGT